TTTGAATTCTTGACTGTCTACTAATGGCTTACACTTGGCACGATATAGATGTGGGTACCATGTGGCAGAAAATCCCTCTGCAGCTCTGGTAACTTCTTCTATCACAAAGAAACGTTTCAGGGCAAATGTTAGATCATTGAGGGCATATTCATCTTTGAGGTGTGGCAGCTCTATGACATCACCAGCTATGATTTTTCTACCTAGTTTTTCCACAGTATCCGTGATATGGAACGTGATAAAAATCGTGTCATTCTGTAGAAATAGTCCAAACTGGCTGAGGTTGAAATCTATATCGGATATATTGTAGACTCCGCGCATCACATAAATGTCGGGATCATACTTGCGATCTCGATTTTCTAAAAACAGTAGATCCTGTATGTTTGCTACGTTATCAGTGGCGTAGCCGGGAGTGCTGGGGGTATCGCCCTGTATTGCGGCACCGGTGCCTATGTATCTGTGTACCAGCACGTCTGTGCCGCCAACTTGAAACATTTCCCAAGCATTGCGGTCTATAAATCTATAGTCATTGCCCTTTTCGGGCCTGTAAAGAGAGAGTCTCGGCATAGTCATATATTTACCGCTGTAATAAATACTAGCATGAGCACATCAGATCAAGCCAAAAATTCCGTTTACGACTTCTGCAAAGCCATGCTAGGCAACGGCATGGTAGATGTAGAACTAGATCCCATCCACTATGAAACAGCACTTAATCGTTCTCTAGCAGTTTTCCGTCAGCGCAGCGACAACGCTGTTGAAGAATCTTACGTGTTTTTGACCCTAACTGAAAGCACAAACGAGTATATCTTGCCAAAAGAGATACAGCAGGTCAGAGAGATATTCCGTAGATCAGTGGGATCGAGAACTGGCAACGGAACGGGTGGCACTGTATTTGAACCATTTAACTTGGCATATGCCAACACATATTTGTTAAGCAGCACAAACATGGGCGGACTGCTAACCTATGAATTGTTTGCACAATATCAAGAACTAGTAGGCAAGATGTTTGGCTCATTTATTAACTTCACATGGCATCCACAATCGCACAAATTGATCATACACCAACGTCCTCGCGGTGAAGAATCAGTGATGCTGCAAGTCTACAACAGCCGACCCGACTTTGTGATCATTGATGATGTGTATTCTGGACAATGGATCAAAGACTATACACTGGCCAACTGCAAGATGATGCTAGGGCAAGCTCGCAGTAAGTTTGGCCAGATCGCAGGACCACAAGGCGGCACACAACTCAACGGTACCGCACTGATCACTGAAGCCCAAACTGAGATGGAAAAGCTTACTGACGATCTCATGAAATTGGTGCCCGGAGGCTCAGGTTATACTTGGATAACCGGTTGACAACATAATCCCACACATGTTATACTGTTCTTAATTGGAGAACATTATGATCATAGGTGTATGCGGTTTTATAGGCTCAGGCAAAGACACTGTAGCAGACTATCTGGTTAACTTTCACGAATTTCGCAGAGAAAGCTTTGCTTCGACACTCAAAGATGCAGTAGCAAATGTGTTTGGATGGGATCGAACTATGCTTGAAGGACGCACTGCACAGGCTCGTGAGTGGCGAGAACAAGTAGATCCTTGGTGGGCCAAACGCCTAGACATGCCTACACTGACTCCACGATGGGTCTTACAGTATTGGGGCACAGAAGTCTGCAGAAAATCATTCCATGATGATATCTGGATTGCCAGTTTAGAAAACAAACTGCGTAATTCACAGGATCATGTGGTGATTTCAGATTGCCGTTTTCCTAATGAAATTGCTAGTATTCGCAATGTGGGCGGCAAGATTATTTGGGTACAGCGCGGGAATCTACCCGATTGGTACCAAGTAGCCCTTGATGCAAATGCAGGTCACAACTATGCAGTTCAAGAATTAAAGATGCGTAAAATTCATGCTTCAGAAACAGCATGGGTAGGCACAGACTTCGATGCTATCTTAGATAACAATCACACCATTGATAACTTATATAAACAGGCTGCACTAATAGTCAGCCACGAGGTCTCCTTGTCTCCAAGTGATTCCCTCTTTGCCTAGGATAACAGCGCAATTCAAGCACACAGTTTTCAGGTTGTTGGGCCTGCAATTATTGAGATTTTCATCTACGTGGAACACACGAAACACTTCAGTGTGTTGAGATCGATATCCACATTTCTCACACTGAGTCTTAGGTCGGTAACCTGCTCGTTGCCAACGTGGCACATGCGCACCTGCACCATGTGCTAAACAGATTTCACACAGTGTTCTGTAGTAGGCACGATTATTTTTGTGATAGTTAATGGCTCGCGGTCTCTGTGCGCAGGCCTTGCAGAATGGTCGCATGAGGTATTTACCCTTTTTCGCCCCTTTTTGTTTCTACACTAACAGGCTGTTTTTGGAATAGTGTGCTAAATATTATGAGCAACTATTTCAGGAGAATAGGCGATATGGCACTAACATCACCAGGCGTACAAGTTACAGTAATTGACGAGAGTTTTTATACACCAGCAGAACCTGGTACAGTTCCTCTTATCGTTGTAGCTTCCGGCCAAGACAAAACCAACGGAGCTGGTACTAACACAGCTTCAGCAACAACCAAAGCCAATGCTGGCAAAGCATTTAAAATTACCAGCCAACGAGATCTTGTAGATCTGTTTGGTATACCGTTCTTTGAGCAGACAGCGAGTTCAACTCCTATCCATGGCTCGGAACGCAACGAATATGGTCTTCTAGCAGCATACAGTCTGCTAGGAGTCAGCAATGCTGCATTTATTGTTCGTGCTGATGTGAATCTAGACGAACTTGCAGCAGAAGTAGATGCTCCGGGAGCGAATCCTTTAAACGGCAAATGGTGGATTGACACGCAGGCCACAACTTGGGGTATCCAAGAGTGGAACGGTCAAGCTGCCTCAGTTGCCGGCGGACAAAAATTCACAAACAAACTGCCTATCATATTAACAGATGCAGACAGTCCTGCTAAAATCACAAACAATGCTCCTAAGACATCTGTAGGACAGATTGGTGATTATGCAGTTGTGTTTCAAACTGTAGGCGAAGATGCTTCATATACAACTGCAAATGACTTAGCAAGAATATATTATAAGTCACCAGGCAATGGCGGAATTGCAGGTGGCGCGACGGCTGTTGCTGCAGGTCAATGGGTGTTGGTCGGATCTCCAGAGTGGAAAGCCAGTTGGCCTGTGGTCGCTGAAACAATTTCATCAGTGACAGGAACATTATTGATTAATAATGTTCAACTAGGTGCAGCCTTTGTCGGCGCTACCGCTGCACAGGTAGCCACACGTATTCAACAAACCGCAATTGAGGGAATCACAGCACAGGCAATAGATGGCAGACTATACATTTATTCTAACGGATATACCTCTGATACTGCAGACAGTACACTCGGCCAAGGTAATGTGACTCTAACTGATGGTACTGGAGCATGGGCTATAACTGTAGGAGCAGGTTCGGCATCTATTGTTGGTACATATCTTGCACCTAAACTACAACAATCTCCACATACTTCAGTACCCGCATATAAGATTTCAGAAAATGCAGGCACTGTAAATGGCGTAGCGACTGGCAGCGTATGGATCAAGACCACTGAGCCCAACAACGGTGCTCGTTGGAGAGCCAAGCGTTGGAGTTCAGCTACTGAATCTTGGGTAGCAGCAGATGCTCCTATCCATGCATCTACAAATGCAGCACTATACTATCTTGATCGCAGTGGCGGTGGTACAAATATTTCAGCAGATGCATTATTTGTACAAAGTAATGCACAAGAAAACAGCGGGTTTGATGCTAGCCCAGAAACCACAGAATTTCGCACATGGTATCGACATGCTGCGGCAAGTGCCAGTACTGTTATAACTTCGAACATCATCAAAGCCAGCACATTTACTGCGAGTGCTACACTGGTGTTTACACTGGCTGAAAGCATCGTCGGACAATTGGCATTAGATACTGCTAAAACTATTTCTCTGTCATCGGGCAACACAGTACCTAACGCCCCTGCAGGTAACTCCAGCGATGCAGACAAACTTGCAGCAGCAATAAATGCCGCAGGTTTTACAAACATTGCAGCTTCTGTGATAACTATCAGCACTACTTCTGCTAGACTAGTAATTACACATACCAAAGGCGGTGATTTTAGACTTACAGATTCCACAGGAACTCCACTGTCAACACTGTTTACTCCTTATAATCTCAAAACCAGAGCAGGTACAGAAAACTTATATAGTATGTCACTGGGCAGCGGCACTGCAGGAATAGAAGATCTTGCTACAGGAGCATCTCAAGACTACCTGGCATCAGGATGGAAACCACTAGCTGCTGAAGATCCAAGATTTGCAGCTGGTCCAGATGCACCGTTGAACGAGCCATCAGATCAACAATTGTGGTACAATCCTAACTTTGCTGATGTGGATCTAATGGTTCACAACGGTAATACATGGGTGGGCTATAGACACAGCTCAGCACCCTATTATGAAGCTGCCACAGCCACTCTGAGAACAGGGTATCTACCTGTGGTAGCTGCCAGCAATCCTTATGTATCTGGAGTTACTGTCACAGGCGATCTATGGATCAGCACTGCTGACCTAGACAATTACCCAACAATTTACAGATACAACAGTAACTTAACTGACATCGGTGATGCTACACTGCGTTGGGAATTAGTAGATAAAACAGATCAAACTACAGAAGAAGGTGTGTTGTTTGCAGATGCTCGATGGAACATCTCAGGCACAGGCACAGCACAATCCACCCTCGAAGACCTCATTACCAACAACTTCTTGGATCCAGATGCACCTGATCCTGCACTGTATCCCAAAGGCATGCTGTTGTGGAATCTAAGACGCAGTGGCGGCAATGTTAAAAAATACACTAACAATTACATCGACACTGCCGGCGATAATCCAAGAACCAGTGCAGCTACACTAGCAGGTTCAGCATTTGTCAGCGGGGCTGGGTTAGGCATGAGCGGCTACTATCCAGATCGTTGGGTCACTGCTTCCGGTAACAACGAAGACGGTTCGGGTTCATTTGGTCGCAAGGCACAGCGCAAAGTAGTTACACAGGCCCTGAAGTCAGTGATCGACACTAGCCAAGAGATCCGCGATGAAGAACGTAGAAACTTCAATATCATAGCCTGCCCTGGATATCCAGAAGCAATGAGCAATTTGGTTAACCTAAACATTGACAGAGGTATTACTGCGTTTGTTGTAGGTGATACACCATTGAGACTGCCTGCAGATGCTACTTCATTGACCAACTGGGGAACCAATGCAGAATTGGTCACAGACAATGGCGATGACGGTATCGTGACCTATGACGAATATTTGGCCACATACTATCCAAATGGATTTACCACAGACCTAAGTGGAGCTAACGCCGTGGTTCCAGCAAGTCATATGATGCTGAAAACCATCGCACTCAGCGACAACGTCAGCTTCCCATGGTTCGCACCAGCAGGTACACGACGCGGTGGTATTACCAATGCCACAGCAGTGGGTTATATTGATGCAGCTACAGGAGAATTCCAAACTGTGGCATTGAACGAAGGACAGCGTGATACACTATATGATCTCAAGGTAAATCCAATTCCATTCTTTAATGGTGTAGGATTGGTGGCCTACGGTCAAAAAACTCGTGCAAGAAACGCATCTGCACTGGATCGTATCAACGTAGCACGTTTAGTGGTGTATCTACGCAGCCAGTTGAACAAGTTGGCTCGTCCATATCTGTTTGAACCCAACGACAAGATTACCAGAGACGAAATCAAACAAGCGGCAGAAAGCCTATTGTTGGAATTGGTAGGCTTGAGAGCAATCTACGACTTTGCGGTTGTGTGTGATGAAAGCAATAACACTCCGTCTCGTATCGATCGCAACGAACTTTATGTTGATATCGCTATAGAGCCAGTGAAAGCCATTGAATTCATCTATATTCCATTGCGTATCAAGAACACAGGAGAAATTTAAAAATGGCAATTACATCGCTTAACAACATTGGTATTCCAACAACTAATGCAGCAGGCAGCACTCAGGTGCTGTTGATGCCCAAGTTAAAATACCGCTTCAGAGTTACACTGTTGGGATTTGGAGTTGCCGCAGCAACAGAACTTACCAAACAGGTACAAGAAGTTACAAGACCTAAAGTAGCATTTGAAGAAATGACACTAGATGTTTATAACTCTAAGGTGAAACTTGCTGGTAAGTATACCCTAGAAAACGTCACGCTAACACTACGTGATGATGCCAGCGGCCAGGTACAGAAAATGGTAGGACAGCAGAT